TTTACTATATCATCAATGATGTAAAGTCTGGCGTAGAAGGTATATTTAGTGAAGATAATATATTTCACATTCGTGCAATGGGCGATGGATATGTAGGTAAATCAATTTTACAATATGCGGCCGAGTCTTTAGGTTCAGCATTGGCGATTCAATCTTATGCAAGTTCATTCTTTGGAAGCGGTGCAACTATGACGGGAGTTTTAGAAGTGCCAGGAGTAGTTAAAGATGAGAACACGGCCAACTCAATCAAGAACTCATTTAACGATTCCTACAAGAATATAAACGGCACTAATAACGGAGTAGCTTTACTCCATAGTGGTGCAAAGTTTAGTAAAATATCAGCCCAACCAAACGAGGCTCAAATGGTAGAAGCAAAAGAGTTTAGTGTGGCAGATGTGGCCAAATGGTTTAGAATGCCACTTAGTAAACTTCAAGCAGGCGCAACGGGTTCAAGTAACTTAGAGCAGTTGAACATCGAATATGTAACAGATTGCTTGATGCCGTGGTTCGTTCGTTGGGAGCAAGAAATAGAAAGAAAACTATTCAGATTTGATGAAATGGATAGTTTGGATGCTAAGTTTAATGTAGCTATGCTAATGCGTGGCGATATGCAATCAACGGCCGAGTATCTTAAGACACTTAAATACGCAGGATTCATTACTTCTAATGACGGAAGAAGGTTTGTAGGGTTAAACACTATTACCGAAACTTTTGCAGACCAAATTTATAGTCCAGTGAATATGATTCCCGCAGCAAAGGAAGATGATTTTTGGGCAAATAAAGACCAATCACAAACAAGTACGAAAGGAACAGACCAATGAAAAAAGAAGATATAGAAAAAATCCATCCAAATGCCGAGGCAAGGATGTTTAACCCAGAGTTTAAAGTTGTAGTTGAAAAACGTAACGAAGGCGAAGAAGAGATTGAGTATAGAATGATTGAAGGAGTTGGCGCAGTTATGGAAGTTTATACCGATATGGGTTGGTATAGAGAAAAGATTAACGCAAGAGCGTTTGATAATTGCGATATGTCTAACGTAGTTAGTTTATTTAATCACGATTCTAACGAGATTTTAAGCCGTGCAACAGGCAAGGAAGATGACTTAATGATATCTATTGAGAACAATCAATTAAAGTACAGATACGCTATAAAAAACTATTGCGCTGAAAAGGTAGCAGAAAACATTGGATTAGGATTCATAAAAGGTTCAAGTTTTATGTTTATGGTTCGTAAAGATTCTTGGGGAGAATCGGCAGACGGAGTAGAAGAAAGGGAGATTTTAGAAATTGAAACACTTTACGAACTTGGACCTGTTACATTCCCTGCCTATCAAACTACTACCGTAGCTGCTCGTTCTCGTAACTTAAGCAAACCAACCGAAGCAAAAAAAGATAAATATTACTATAAAAAACAATTAAGAAAAAAATAAAATGAAAAAAACAGCCCTACAATTGCGTGAAGAGCGCAAAAGCGTTAACGATAAGATAGATTCGTTAATGGCGTTAGAAACTCGCACCGCTGACCAAGAAGTTGAATTAAACGGTCATTACGATGCAGTTGAAAAGTTATCTTTGTCTATTGACAATGCCGAGCGTGAAGAAAAGCGTCAAGCAGCAATAGCATCAGCCGCAGCAGGTGCATCAGCATCTAAGAGCGAAGAAAAAGAATTGAGAAACTTCTCTTTAGGAAAGTTAATCGAAGCTCGTTTAAACAACAAACCCGTAGATGGTTTAGAAAAAGAGTTAATCGATGAATCAGCTAAAGAAGCTCGCTCAAATGGATTCGAAGTAAAAGGAACTTACTTAGGCAAAAACGTATTGGATGCTATGGCAGAAAAGCGTATGACCGCAGGTTCAGCAACAGGTGGTGGTAACACTATCCAAACTGACAAAGTAGGATTCTTTGACGCTTTGTACGCTAAGAGAGTTCTTGATGTTCTTGGAGTTAAGATGTTAAGCGGTTTAGCTAACAATGTAGATTTAACAGGTTTAGCAACAGGAGTAGTTAGCTCTTGGGGTACTGAAATCGAAGAATTAGCAAGTGGCGCTCCTACTACTGCGAGCAGACCTATGACTCCTCACAGATTAGGTTCTTTCATTCCTATGTCAAATCAGTTATTAATTCAGAATCCACAATTAGAGGCTTTTGTTATTCAGTCTTTAATGGAATCAATCTATGTAGCGGTTGAGGCTGCTTACATCAATGGTTCTGGTTCTGCAATGACAGGTTTACTTGGAACTGCAAACATCCAGAATGTAGCAATCGGAGCAGCAGGTGGCGCACCTTCTTACGCTAAGATTCTTGAGTTAGTTCAAACTTTAGGAACTGCAAATGCAAGAGTTGAAGACCTTAAGTTCTTAATCAATCCAAAGGTAGAAGCCAAGTTAAAGCAGACTGCAATTGATAGCGGTTCTGGTGCTATGATTATGGCTTACCAAAATTACTTCAATGGTCAGCCAGGAGTAATTGACGGAAAGATTACTGCAATCACTTCAAACGTACCAAGCAACTTGACTAAAGGTTCTACTACAGGAGTTTGTTCGGCAATCATTTGCGGAGAATTCGGTAAGTCTGCAATCGGTCAGTTTGGTGGAATGGATGTAATTATTGACCCGTACACTTTAGCAAGAACAGGTCAGACTCGTATCGTTGCTAATACTTTCTGGGATTGTGCTTTTGAGCAACCAGCGGTATTTGGTGCAATCTTAGACGCTACCACTACATAAGCAATCGTTGTTAGTTGTATAAATGGGGGTGGGTTTCGGCTTGCCCCCTAATTTAAAAAAATATGAAAGTTAGATTTTTAAAAAGCCCTGTCGGAATGTTTAATCTTGCCTACGTTGTAGGAGAAGAAGCAATAGTTAGCGAAGTATTAGCAGAGCAAATGATTGAGTTAGGTTATGCGGTTGAGGCCGAAAACCAAATAGAAAAAGCAATAGTTTCAGAAATTGAAACACCAGAAAAACCAAAAAAGAAGAAATAAATGGCAACTTATAGACAACTTACAGAACCTGCATCCGAGCCTTTGACCTACCAACAGGTTAAGGACTTCTTACGCCTTAATGGCGATACCGAGCAGACCTTTGTAACAAGTCTTATAACCGTTGCAAGACAACAAGTTGAGAGTAGAATTTGGCGACCTTTAATCAGCCAAACAATGGCTTTCCAACTTGATTACGATGAATTGAAAACAACGCCTTACAACATAAATAAAGCGCCATTGGTATCTTTCCAATCGGTTACTTATTATGATGTAAATGACGCACTTCAAACGCTTGCAGCAAGCAATTATGAAGTAGATATTTACGGCAGTCCTGCGAGGTTTAGATTAAAAAATATTCCTCAATGCTACGAGCGTATGAACACCTTACAAGTTAATTTTACTTGTGGTTATGCAAACGCTGCGGCCGTTCCAAGCCCGATAATTCAAGCTATGTATATGATTATCGGACATCTTTACGAGAACAGACAAGATGTAGTTACAGGAACACAAGTAAACGAGATACCTCACGCAAGTGAGTTCTTGTTAGAACCATATAGAAATAATTTTATTTTTGCACCACTAATATAAAAAAGATGTTAAGTTTAATAGGAAAAAAAGTAGTAAAAGTTACACCGAGCAATACGGTAAACATTAAAGATGAGAATAGCAATGACCAAATAGGCTCATTGTATGTAGGTACGGGAGGCGATGTAGTAGTTTTGCCTTGGTACAATGGTCAAACAGATAGCGCAAGTACTACGGGAGTAGGTGGCGCACAAATATTTAAAAACGTGCCAGATGGTTCATTCCTACCAATAGGATGTTCTAAAGTATTCGCTACCGGTACAACTGCAACCGATATTTTAGCAATTATAGATTAATAAAAAAAACAAGTATATGCCAAGTTCATCACCATTAAACGGCACGGCCGTTGTATTAAAAATAAACGGAACTACCGTTGCAAATTTAAAATCAAACACAATGAGTTTTACTCGTGCTTTGATTGACGTATCTAATAAAGATTCGGGAGGTTGGAAGGAATCAATCTACGGACAAGGTTCTGCAACATTTGACTTTGAAGGAGTCTTTGTTGAGAATGGTAATTGGGGATTCTCTCAGGCTTTTGTAGCTTTGAATAGCAAGTCAACTTTTACCGCTCGTTGGTCAGGTCCAGCAGGAGATATCTACTACCAAGCCACTTGTCTTATTAGCTCATTGAGCGAAACTGCACCAATGGAAGATGCCGTTACATTTAGCGGTACTTTAGAAATGACAGGCGCACCAACTACAGGTACGGTTTAATGATAAACTTCGGTAAATATGACCAAAGGATAGAGGTATTAACGCCAAACGGAGCTACTGCAAATGACGGTAGCCCGATTTGGGCGTACACTAAACTTTATGACCTTTGGGCAAAAGTTACACCTGTTGGAGGGGCAGAAGGTCAACAAAGTGATGAAAAAGTAGCCAACATCATTATAGATGTAGAAGTAAGGGCTACGGGGTTAACCATAACTGAAACTATGAGATTAACTTGGAGAGGCAAAACTTTCAACATCACTTCAATTGATGAGTTTGGTGCAAGATTAAATGAAGGCTTAAAAATAAGAGCAATAGCAAAAGACAATGATTAGCTTAAAGATTACAGGTATTAATGAGTTAATTCAAAGTCTGGCTAAAACGGAATGGCTTGATGCTAAAGAGGTGGATGCGGTCGTACATAGTGCCACCGCTCCACTCGTAAAAGCAATTAAAGCAGGTTATTCGGTTCATACCAAAACAGGCGCTTTGGCTAATTCAGTAGAGGCGTTTAAGCGTACAAGAAAAAAAGGAGAGCCATACTTTACTTACTACGTTGGACCTCGCTACACTTCTGGAAGCGGTTTAAGAATTAGTTACGGAGGTAATGCTGCTCACTTATTAGAGTTTGGAACGGTTGAAAGATTTAGAGCCAATGCGAAAGCAGGAGGATTGGGTAAGAGTTCCAAAGGTGCTAAGACAGGATTAAGCGGAGTTTATGGCGCTAAGATTTCAACAGGTAAAATGCCTGTATTCGGAGTAATCAGAAAAGCTACCGATATGGTAAAACCTCAATGCAATCAAATAATGATAGAGGGAATTTTGGGTTTAATTAGAAAAGAAGCAAAAAGACAAGGATTAGTAGCGTGAGTATTGACAAAATTATATACGATATTTTAATAAGTGATGCAGCGGTTACGGGCTTAGTAGGTTCGGTTACTTC